AAAGATCTGTGGAGTAAAATTACCTTGTGCAAGGTTATTATAACCACTAGCGTTTGTAAAAGCCATAATGCTTCTCCTTGTTTATTTAGTTAGATTGTTATCTTTGTTCAATCCTACCTTCTAAACGTGCAAGGTCAATCTCCTTTTCAAATTTTTCAAACTCATGAGGTTTCAATCTAGAAATCTCACTTGCTGTCCAAACTTTTTTCTTTGGTATATCAGAGTCAGTAGCTTTCTTAGTTTTAGAAATCGCTTTAGCAGCTTCTTTTTTAACATCCTTTTCTTCTTTTTTAGTTAGTTTACTTTGACCAGTATCCATTTTAAATAGATCAATAGCCCTAGCAGCTAACTGTGCGTTAGATGTATTTTCATACAACCAACCTTGAATAGTAGGATCTTGTTTTGCAGCCCAGTCATGAAACTCGTCTTTTTGACGAAGATCATTAAAATCAGGATGCAATTTTAAAAGTTCTACTTCTGCTTTTTCTTTTGCAATCTGTTCTTGTTGGAGTTGTAAATCTTTATATTTATTTTCAAGATCTGCAGTTCGAGTAGTAGCTTTGTCCATTGCTATAGTTTCAACCATATCATAAACATCGGGGTACTCTTTTCTCCATGCCTCTAATTCTGCTTTAGATTTAGGTGGCACAAATTGTTTTGTACTTGACTCTAATTGTGTACGCAAAGATTGAAGTTCATCCTTGTGTTTATTAATTGTAGAATCATAGTGTTTTTTCAAATCGTCATAACGTTTTTTAAAAACACGATCTTCAGCTTTAGCAGGGCGTTCAGCGATAGGAGTAGCCTTTTTATCTGATTGTTCTGCAGTCTCTTCAGACGCATCGGTGTCCTTCTGTTCGGTTGCTGCGGTTGCCTCTTTTTCCTTCTGTTCCCTTTGAAACTTAGCTAACTCACCTTTTGCAAAAGCCTCAGTCTCTGCATCATCTTCTTCTCTGATTTTGCTATAGGGATTTGCCGCTGGCATTTTAACTTTAGTTTCTTCAGAAACTTCAGGAGTTTCTTTTTCTTTTTCCATTATTTTTCCTCTTGGGTTGAGTGCCTTATGGATAAGGGTAGCTCAAAAACTATGTAGTTTGTGGGCTAGTCATTAAACCTTGACTAGGTGGCACAGTTGTTTGTTGTTCCATCTGTCCTGAAACATCATCAACGAAAGCAGCTAATGCTTCGTTTTGATTTCCACCATATTTTCTCATAGCATAATTTGATACGATAGATATGGGCATAACCACATTAGGTTCATTAGTTCCAAACTGAGAAAATATTGGTTCTAGTTCAGGTATAACTTTACCTAATGCTTGCTTAACAGTTGGAGATAATATGGCATCTAATGCCGCATTATCCTCAGCTGTTAAATTTTTTAATCCAGGAAATTTTGATAATAATTCCTGTTCTAAATTTTGTTCTGGTGTTGGTCTTGCTGCAGGTTGTGCTTTTGGTTTAGCCACAGCTGGTTTTGGTAATTTAGGATCTACTTTACCTTTAGGCATTTGTTGATTTTGATTCATCATTCCTGTTGTTGTAACAGTTCCTTTCATATCACTTATTGCCATTATGTATATAACTCCTCAAAATTAACTTTTGTTTTTTTAATTTTACCTATAGCCCAGCATAAGTTTTCAAAAAATAAACTATATGCTCTACCAAAGATATTAAATTTACCTTTACCTAATCTCCATTTAATATCTTGTGCTCTATTACATGCTATATGTTTCCAAAATTTTGTATGTAATTTACTTTGTCTCATTTTTTTAACAGCTGGTACAGCAAAAGACCAGTATCCTTGTAAAAATGCATCACCATATTTTGGTATCATATGTGTTTCTGTAAATTTTAAATCCATTAAATAATCTTCTTTAGACATTAATTTTTGTCTATGTAATTCTGTGCAGATAACTCTACCACCTAAAACTCTACCAATTACTCCACCAACTACTCCTCCAACTGGTCCACCAACTGCTGTCCCTATCGCAGCACCTGCTCCTGCAGCTGTAGATTCTTTTTTATCTCCACCTAAAGCTCTAGATACAAGATATCCAGCACCACCCGCTATACCAACCCCACCTAATGTACTTGCACCGACTGGTGTAGCTGTTAAAGATGTTAAAGGTGTTATTGGGCTAGTCGTTCCTGGAATCGTTCTACCCATATTTAAATAACTAATACCTAAATCAACACCACCTTTTAATATAGTGTTCATTCTTTCAGCTTTTATAGCCTTATCTTGCATTGACTGAATCTGTCCTAAAAACTCTTGTGGACTAGCTCCAGTTTGCTGTTTCATAGGAAATTGTTGTGCAATTCTAGCTGCTTTTTCTAGTGGTGATTCTATTAAGTCTTGTGTACTTGGTGGTACAAAATCTTTTTGCTGTACATTAATAGGTTTAATATTACTTTCTGTTTTAGTTTCACCTGTAACTGGATCCGTAACTAATCTAGTTTCTCCAGGTGTCTCTCTCATTAATGCTTGAGTTTGACTTCCTAAATCTGTTGTACCTGCTAGTGTAGTTTTATCACCACCAGTATATGCTTCAAACTCTTGTGAAGTTATCGGTGGTGTTGATGTTTCTCTTGGATCTTTATAAACATAATTACCAAGTTCATTTCTAATTAATTGTAATACCATTTATTCCCTATTGCGTTTGTTTGCCTCTGGTAGGTTGAGTATTTGCCGCACTAAAGCCAGTTTCCCCTGGCATTGGTACATCACCTGTACCGATGTTGCCACCTCCAGCTCCCGTTGGATCTGTTGGCGAAGCTCCTGCAGGTATTGGTCCAGTCTGTCCCATTTGACCTTGTCCTCCAGTAGCGGCTGTATTGTTTTGATTTCCATTTGCCATTCCCATTATTTGTGCATAGATCGCAGCTTTTTCTGGATCATTAATTAATTGATCTGGATCAATATCTAAAGACTTAGCTATTTCAGTTAAACATGTATGCCATCTAACAAATGGTGCAAGTGCAGGATTAGATGCAGTTTGCATAAATGTCATTAGTCTTTGAGATCTTACCTCTTTTTGCATTAAAGAAGAAGTGCCTTGAGCTTTAATCTCTAGATCACCTTTTATAATCGGTACATCGTCATTAAATTGCATGTTCCAATAAAATAAAGATTCACCTAGGGGCTTTAGTAAATAGTCGTCAATATTTTTAATTACTGTTTTAATACTTAGAGCTGCAGCACCCATTAGCATTGACATACCTGATGCTGTTCTAGTTGTAGATTGTACACCTGTTGCTCCATGTGAGTATGAAGGTATACCAGTTGCCTCATCAGCTAACTGTCTAAACTTATCAAACATTTGTAAGTTCTCATATGCAGTATTAGGAAACTTAACTCCATGTACCGCCTGTCCTGTTTGTCCACTTTGTCTTCTAAATATTTTACCAGGAAATACTTTCATATCCTGACCAGGCACTAACATTGTTTCATCAACATCAAATACTAGATTACCTGCAAGTGCTAAGTTATCAATAGCCATTCTTGCATGACCATTCATAACTTGCTGTGAATCTTCCATATTTTCTGGTACACCCACACCAAAAAATTGATATGGATTTAATTCATATGGACATACTAAATAAGGAATACGATTTGGTGTAAATGGATTTTCAACCATTCTTAATACTTCATTACCACAAATCCAAACATTAACTGATATTACATCACCAGTAGCTTCATAAATTAATCCACATTCATCAGCAGTTTTTTTATCTATTACTCCCCAATACTCTAATACTTCAAATCTATTTTTATATATACTTGTTATATTTTCTCTATCATACAAAGAAGATTCAAATCCCCTTGTTTGATAATTAGGACCCATCTCTAAACATCTCATAACAGCTTCTGCATTAAACATAGGTTTTTCTGCTAGATCTTCAAACTGTTGTTTATTGTAAGAATGTCTCTGTATTACATAATCACAATCATGAATATTTGTAGCATTTGGGTCTGGATAAAAATCCCAACAAGATACTGCCTCTATACTTGGAATAGTTTTTAATTTTTTAACTTGTATATTAATTTGATTACCTTCTTGATCTTCACCACTATCAAATGAATTATATTCTTTTAAATCTGTAAATGGTCCTTTTAATATACCTGTTCCTAATAATACCATTTCAAAAAATACATGACGCATGATAGTTATAGCTCTACTTTCTTCTAACTGATCATGAATTAATTTTTGCATTTTTTCTGCAGCCATTCTTGCAGGTTCTATCTGTGGCTCACCCTGTGATGCTGATCCTTCTTCAAAACCTAGATTTTGATATTCCTGAGCAAGATTTTTCATTAGATCATCAGCAGTTGCTCCAGGTGGTATTTGTCTTCCATCACCATTGAAACCATACATATCAGGTTGCGGCATTGGTTCTGGTTTTTCTTTTTTAAGATATGCTCTTTCAGCTATATCTTCTGGTACAGATGTAGGAGATACTCCTAATGGAAATTTACCTTGTGAAAATAAAACTTCAATGATCTGACCAAATGAAGCAAGAACTTTAGTTTTTGTTATCTTAACAAATACTCTTGACTTTTCGTTTTCACGAAATGCCATCTCTGGTCCGTATAATCCTCTGTAGTTTCTGTATGCTTTTAACCATCTTTTCTCATCATAGATCTTAGATGTCTCAGCTTGTTGAAACTTATCTCGGACTAAACCAACTAAAGGACTCCCCTCGGATTCGTATCCGCCATTGTTTTTATTTTCTTCTTCCATTATTTTAACAAATCAGTTTGACCGTATTTTTTACCACTTCTTTTAGAAATAGCTTTAGCACCTTTAACTGCATCTTCTACATTAGTATATTGTTTACCATAATCAGAGTCTAAACTCATATCAGGTGTTTTGTGCTTTGGGTCAGGCGTATTATAAAACATTGTTTTCCCATTAACTTTATAACTTTTAGTTATATTAGTTTCATGAGCCATTAGTAATCTCTTTCTTCAGCCATTCTAAAGATTGCTGGGTCTACTTTTGATTTAGACTTACCTTTAGCATCATTACCATCACCAGCCATATCACCTTGATTTACTTTTGAATTAGGATCAATCGCCATTGGCTCATTTGGAGCTTTTGGTGCATCTGGTGCTAGTTCTCCGTGCATATATCTTTTCATCATTTGGGTTTTCTCCTTTTAGTTTTTTTATTATTCTTTTTATTATATTTCTTTTTTTTAGTCCCTGCAAAGATGACAGGTATAAAATTACTTTTGGGTCCAAGACTCATTAATAATCTTTTTCGTCAGCCATGTTAAACAAAGAATCTTGCACATGTTCTGAACCAGGTTTGCTGACTTCAGTTACATCATACTCAAACGGCTGATACTTTTTAGGTGCATGTTTAGAAAAGTCAATATTAGTGTGTTCCCTGTTTGGCTGTTTGCCATCAGGTGCATCACTGAACTGACCTTGTTTAACTTTAGCTTTCGGATCGAATTTAGCTTCCATCGTGTTCTCCTGTTATAGTTTTATCTTTTTAATCTTTAATATATTTTTAGTTGGTATGGTTGTATGCCCACCACCTTGTTTTATCTCATTGTTTGATTCAAAATTAAAATCAGACATTAGAATCGTAACTTTATCATCTTGTTTCATAAGCCAACCAACAGTGCAACAAACCGCAGTAGTTGATTTTTTTATATCAGGTATATCAACCCAAATCGAATCAGCAACGATATCTTCCCACCAGGCGATTACTAAATCGTATGGAAAAATTTTTTTATTAACTTCGGGAAGTTTTCTTTTTTTTGACACCCTTTATCTTTCCAGAATTTTCCATAGCATAAAATACGGCCTCACCTTTTTTCTTGCCGTATTGTTTTACCATAGATTTTTTAATTTTTTTACCTTTTTTATTTAGTGGCATTAGTATCCAAATTTATTATCAGCCATCTGATAACTATCTTGAGTAGATGAAAGTCTAAATCTTTCTGCAAATTTAGGATGTGTTGGCCTACTCATGCAACCATAACGTAATGCATCGTATGCGTGATCCTCTGCATTCGTATCCACATCTTCGGGGTTCTTATCGTCTGTTGGTAATGATCCTAAAGTTCTAATTAGATTCTTACAGGTTTTAAATACTCTTATACCTGGTTCTTTATCGATTATCTTTAATCGTTTGTGAATCTCTAGTTTACCATTAATTCTACTTTTAGGTGATCTATCTGATGGTCTCCATCTACAGCCATATCTAATCATGGTCTCTGCTATACTAGGACCTACATCACCTCTCTTAGCCCAAGTACTTGCGTCTAATACACCATAGTGTATATACTCGTTATTCTCTAACATCAAGACCTGACGTGCAAAATTATCTGCCGTAACTTTTTTAGTATATAATTCTCTATAGATCCATAGATTATTATTGTAATCAACAGCAAACCATAACACACAAGCAGGAGAAGAATAACCCCAGTCAGCAGCACGAAACTTATACCAGCCTCTAGGTATCTCAAAAGGTTCAACCACATGGGTTGCTTTACTAAATTCTGGAAAAGCTGAATCCTCATATGCATCCCAGTCTCCATCTAAAAACTGTTTACGTTGTACCTCAGGCAAAGATGCAAGCATGATATAGTAATCATCGGTCTGCATGAGGTAAGGATTATCTTGTAACTTAGCTGGTATGAATCTTCTAGTTATATATTTCTTACCATTAGGTGTATCTATCCCTACATCAAACGCTGTATTTGGTTCACTAGGTTCGACAAACATCTCTCGTACCCATTGTGATCCTACATTGCCTGGATTACCTGTTGCTCTCATATAGACAGGTATATCTTTATCAACGGATCTTAAAGAAGATCTTAAAAAATTATATATATCTGGCGAAGGATATTGTGGAAGTTCGTCTATTCCTATCCATGTATACGATTGACCTTGGTAACGTAAAACGTCTGTCATGTTCTCTGCGTAACCAAACTCTATCTTTGCTCCCGAAGGGAATCGCCACTCTTTTTCTTGTTCTCTCCATTTTGCATTAGGAAATGCTTTCGAGTATAATAACTGAGACTTCTGTATCAAGTCTCTTAACTCTGGCATTGTCCTCCTCACTAGGAGTGCTCTATGATTTGCATATGTGCAATATCGAAGCGGATCGACTAGCATCGCATATGATTTACCACCGCCTCTTGCTCCACCATAAAATACCTCTCTTTCAGAGGCTGCAAGAAATTCTGTCTGTGGACCTGAGTTAGGTTTAAAGATAACTTCTTGGTTGTCTATGTGCTGTTGCACATTTTTAGGAGCACTCTCGATTATGTCCTCTGTAAGTAGCTGTGTCTCTTTTCCTGTTAATGCTTTATCAATAGTTAACAGTTTCTTTTTTGTATTTTCTGCGGACAACTTAGCAGAACGTAGTGTTTGTTCTGCCTTTGCAACTTTCTTACGAGTGCGTGCTAGAATCTGTTTGACTGACTTCTTGGCTTTCTGCTGTACTATCCGTTTCGGTTTCGGTGGTGCTATTTCTTGCGAGTCTTTTTCTGAGTCCGACATGTGATATGTATCTTCCTGTTTTTCTATGTAGCCATTGTGCAGTCTCTCTTAGTGAACAAGTCTTTGAATATTCTCTTGCTTGTCTAAGAGCATCTAATTCTTCTTTCACAGGTTCTAGATATTCTGGATCCTGTGACTGTTTAAAACCAAAGGGTATTGTTCTTGCCCTTTTTTTAATTTTTGTTGATTCCATTATGAGAAATCTCTACCACCATATGGTGTTCCATCATCTTTAAAAGTATCTTTTCTTTTTTTCTGCTCTTTTAAAAATTTTCTAAAAATTCTATTTTCTTCAGTATTCTTTTTACCTTGATCTGTTTTTCTAAAATCTGATCTAATATCTTTTTCTACTTTTTTTAATAACTTTTGTGTATTTCTTATAAGATTAGGATTAGCTCTATCAAACATTAAATTTTCTTGATTTACTTTCTGTAACTTATCCACTGTTAGTAATTGTTTTTTTACACTAACAGGAGCACCTGCTGCACCTTTAAAATTTCTAGTTTCAAGTGGGGCTTTTTTTAAACTTTTATCTATTAGTGGTTTAGCCGTAGTCTTTAAAGATTTTAAATATCTACCAGCACCTCCAGTAAATCCTGCGGCATTCAGTCTATCTGACAGTGGATCCATTTGCAAAACTTTATTTGCATAATCTTTTTTACTTTTTACTGTCATCTTTAGCTGGTAATATAAATATTCCATGCATAGCTTTCATATTTATATCTAGTTGATCTTTTTTCGTGATACCCACCCTATCTAATACCGAGTTAGCAGCTGCTAGACGAATGTTAGAGTGTGGTGTGGTCCCGTCTTCGTCTAGTAGGTCTGTTAACCGAGTAGCTGCTTTGGCAGAGTGTGTCGATAAGTGAGTCTCCGCTAATTCTGTTATCTCTTTTTTGAGATTTCTAATTACTTTTGGATAACTATGCTCCGAGTACCCTGCTATTCTTGCGGCTTCTCGTGGATTTCCTTTTGCTTCTCCGAACAATACGTCTAGAAACTTCTCTTGCATATCTGTTAAGTTTCTTTTGTGAGTTTTCGTTATAGAAGAATCCATGTTTTGCATTAATTATCTCCATTATTTCCTTAAAAGGAAGTTTTTTTGTTTTTTCTATGTCTAGATCTAGCATAAATTCTATATTATTCGTGATGACCCCTTTTGTTCTACTGAATTGTGCGTGTATGTGTGTCCTTTGAATAATATATCTTTCTATTATAGTGCTTATATTCAATTTTGTCAAGTATTATTTTTAAATAATTAGATCTGCGACATTATTGTCCTAGACAAAATTGGTAACAGGGTGTATAATGTTCATAGGAACCACCAGGGGGGCCTTTACATATATACCATAGCTATTTATACATACCCCCTAGGGATATTCCAGGGAATATTGTCGGAATATTTAGCCCTAAAATGTAGCCCGATAGTGGTTTACATGGACCTTGGGTATTTTCTGGTAACTGGGTATATACTATATATGGTAGGTGGGTGTACCCCTGCATACCCCTTGTGTTTTTACTAGGTAAAATCTAGGTAAATTTTTAGCTTGATCCTAGATTGCCCCTAAAATTTCCCCCTGTTTAAATCTGGTATTACTTAAAATTATTTTAGTTAACGCTTGAGGGGGTTTTAGGTAGTGTAAAATTTTGTAACTATACACCCCCCCTGTAAATCACTTGTTAAAAATTAGGTATAAAAAAAAAAGACCCCCCTGTATTTTTACAAGGGGGTCTTTAAAATATGCTTGATTATTTTTAACTATCTAATTCTTTTTTTAATTTTGATAAATTTATATTCATTGCTTTTATAAATTTATCTTCATTAAAATTAGGGTTATCAGATTTTAAAAATTCAATCAGTTTCCATTGCATTTCAGCAATATGTGAACCAATTTTATTATTATCAAAATTGCCATTTTCTAAATAGGTTGTTTTATAGCTGTCTAAATAACCAAATTTAAAAATTTCAGCTAATTGATTATAATATTTTTTTGATAACATTTTTTCTTCTCCTTTGTTGATTAACTTAAAATAATACTGATTAATTTCTTAAAAGCAATAATTAAATTATATTAGATGTTCTTGTTTTGTTCTTTTATAAGATATTAAAAAAGCCCCTACAATTTGAGGTTGTAAGGGCTTTAATATTTATTTAAGCAGTTTTTACTTTATATTTTTTGTAAAGACTATCTTGTAATAAATCAATAGTATTTCCTTGTAATTCTACTTTGTGAGAATTTGGAACAGCTATTGACCCAATAAGATTAATTGCAGTTTTATTCTGCTTTAAAATTGGGTCAGTTAAATCTTCAAGTGTCAAATTATAATCTTCTAAAATTCTTATATGATTTTCTACTTGTAAGATTTGGTCAAATGCTTCGTTTTTCTCAAAATAATTTAATTGAGCAATAATTGACTTAACCATATTATTAGCTTTTTCTTCTGAAAATTCAGTTTTAGTAGCTTCTTCTGTTGCTTCTTCTAAACTTTCATTTTCTGCTTCTTCTTCAATAGTTCTATTAACTTTAACATTAAATAAAACTTTTTGAGATAGTTTTTGTAATAAAGTAAAATTACATTGAACAAAAAATTTGCCCCCTTGTTCAACACCTATTTTATCTTTTTTAAAACCAAAAACAGATTTCACAACATCTTCAGCTAAAACCATAACATTAACCATAACTCTATTGTCTTTAAATTTATAGTTTGATTTATCTAAACTACATAAAAATAAAGTAGGAAATGTTATATTATTTGCAGTAGTTCTAATAGCATTAAATCTCACTTTTTCATCAGATTTATTTGCGATTTTATCTACTTCAACATTTTGTTTTTTTTCTGCTTTTTCTTTGTTTTTTTCTACTTTGGTTTTACTTTCTTTTTTCTCTACTAGATGTTGTAAATCTGCAATAGGTAAAATGACCCTATCTACAAATGATTTTCTAATGCTTTGTAGTTTAATTAAGGTATCTTGCCCCCTTAAATAACTGACAATTCCTGCATTATTTTTAACACCTAATATAGTATATAGAGAATAATTATTTACTTTTAATTTTCCCTCTACATTTAAGCTAGTGTAGTGTTCAATTATATCTACACTTCTTTTTTCATTATTTAATGTATTATTGCTAATCTCATTAAATAGTTTATTTGCTTTATTCATAACACCTTTCTGTTAATAGTTTATTTTTAAGCATAAAAACTTATAATATACAAATAACAATAGGTCAATTAAATATATATGTATATGTGTCCATTTTGGGTTTTTATTGTGATTGCTATATTATTGAAATAACTATTGTAAATACTAGCTTTTTTAACAATAATCAAATCATTTGAAATATGCTCTATTAATATTGATATTACTAGCTTTTTTAAATTATATAATAAAATCAATACTTATTTGACCCATTAAACTTTTAATTGTATAGTTAAAAATATTAATTAACTAATGGGAGTTAAAATGAAACAATTAATAAATGTATTAGAAAAAATACATAAAGAGTTGAAAGTTAATAATGCGATTGAAAGTTGTAAATTGATTATTAATTTTAAACAAAGTGATTTTACATCTGAAAATGACAAGATGGTAAAAACACAAATTCCAATAATATTAAGACAATTATCAAATATAAATGAAAGTATATTTTATGGACACAATAGAAAAAAAAATTAGAGAACTTTTAAAAGATATTAAAAGCGATAAACCATTAAAATATTCTTTATATATAAATAAAAATGGTATTGGTTTAATTAATAACCCATATTATTCTGGTGTAAGTCATTATGAATTACATTATCAATTATATGGAACACACAAAAAACCAGAAAAATATTGTGATTGTGGTAGGGGATATTGTGGTTATGAGTTTTAATCTAGTTATTTATTCTGGAATAACCCTTATAATTTTAGGGGTTATTCTTTATTTTGTATCTTGTTATATGGTTAAGTATTACGAGAAAAAAGAAAAAGAAATTAATAGACATATATTTGAGATACTACGACCCAAACCAAAATTAACAAAAAATAAATTTGACAATAAATAGTTAATATGCTTAAATACTTTCAGCAACAAAGGAGAAAGTATGAAAGCTATAATGTATGTAATGTCAGTATGGTTAATGCTTGGAATATTAATTAGTTTCGTTGCTTAACCATAGGATATAATATGAGTGATAATCACTAGCCCCTTGTCATTAATTTGACAGGGGGTTTTTTATTTAGTATAGTATAAGAATAACAAAGGAGTTAATATGTTAATCAAAGGCAATGCACAAAACGATTTGAGAACATATAGATTTTCAAATGGTTATACAATGCAGGAAACAATGCTACTTATGGCATTGAAAACACAAGCGACAACTGGTTTGCTTATGACTAATCCCAGAGTGACAGGGTATAGTTCATTTGCAAAAGCAGTTATTGGAGTGTTTAAATTAGGAAATGACACACCTAAAAATTGTGTCACATTATATAAATATCTAGTTAAGAAAGGGTACTATGACAGACCAGACAGATAGATTGATTGAGGAAGTACAATCAAAAAACAAAGCTGAAAACTATGAGAGAGATAATACAGACAAGCTACACGAATTGCAAGACATATGGAAACAAACCAATCAGCTTGATAATATTACAGAACATATGATGAGAAAATTTAAAAGTATCTTATCAAGATAACCGACTTTTTTAGCTCTCTCTTTAAAAAAGATAACCCCCTTTGTGTTTGACACATTGGGGGTTTTTTTATATACTGACCTTATGACTACACTTAAAAAACAAGTACAATTAAAAATAAAAAAGTTTGATGAACTTATGATTAAACTTAAAATAAAATATAATGATGGCTCAAATAAAAATGAGCCTACTAATTCAGTAAATCATTTAGACAATGTCTATGGAGATTTACATAAACTAGATGAGAAAGTCCAAGAGATAGCAAAGCTAGTTGACAATAACAAAGATTAATGCTATAACATAGGTACTCAACAAGGAGTACATATATGTTAGATAATAAACCAATAATTGATACTACCCACGAACTAAAGTGGCGAAGAACACTTCGTAGGAAGTTAATCAATTGTTTAGCTCTGATAGAAAATCACGGCAAACCTACGCAGGACTTAATGTTTGAATTAAGAATGGCGAAAGAGGCTTTGAGAAATTGGAATAGCGATTCAGCAGATTGGGTAAAGCACAGAATGTCTTTCCCATTAAATATGGGTAAAATATTATCCCAAGCAGAATCTGATATACAAACATCAGACATACAACCTAGCAATACTGATTGACATATTCAATCTAGTATGTTATAACTAAAGGGTAGTCAGCGAGAGTTGGCTATCCTTTTTTTATTAGTCGGGCTAAGTCCGTAAGTGTGAAGTTTTGGGAACACCTGTCCGAAAATCTACTTTAGTGTAGGTCATTAATAATCTATAAAGGGGGGTAGTATCTGCTAATCTTAAGACTCGTATCACAGAGAACATTAGTTGCGTGATAGGTGCTACCCCGAATACAAATCAATAAATAGGAGTACAATGACACAAGTAAATATAGAAGTAGGAAAAGTTTCCGACCTACTATATGATTTGATGACATCAACCAAAGCTAAAAAGTTTCGTGCAGGTTTTATTAAAACCAATGGCGAGTACCGAGTAGGCAAGTTTGATTTATTAAATCGTTCAACTTGGAAACAAAGTGATGGTACTATGTATAAACGCAAGGGTAAGAAAAGAACTACTGACCCAGATGAGTACATACTAGCACACGACCTAGACAAAAAAGCACCACGAAACATTTCTGTTAAGAGATTAAAGTGGTTTAGCGTGGGCAAAAAAGTCTATAAAATCAATCGTTTAGAGGTAAATGATGACATTACTATCGTGATGTTTGATAAGGTAAAATTTACTGCTCTTAAAACTTTAATGACCAAAGGAGATATCAATGAGTGAATGGTGTCAGAATAAAAAATGTCCAGATAAGAAAAACCAGAATCAGATTCGTGGTAGTAAAGGTGCTAAGTATTATCAATCAAATAAATCTAGTGGCTATTATAAGTATTGGTGCAGTATGGGTTGTCGTGAGGAATGGTGGCGACAACATACAGATACTTGTATGAACGCAGTTGGTTTTATTGGTAAGCAAGTATTACCTTTAGATGATGCTTGGTTTGTTGAGTCTGACTATTCTTGGAATAGTGGAGATGGTGTATATGCTTATTACATAAGAAACAAAAACAGAGGTATCAAACAACAAATCACAAGAGAACAAGCACAAGAGCCAGAAATGATACAACGAGATTATGGCTATGCTACAATAGACGATACACAAGCAAGAGAACTAGCAGTACAATTAGGTCTAGCTAGTTGACACATCAATCAATATAATATATATTATAGATACTACTGACATCAAGTTGGTAGTATCTTTTTAACCAACAAGAAAAGGAGTACTCGTATGGATAAAAAAGAAGTAAGGCTCAATGCGAATAAGCGTAAGTCATTAGTGATTGACTTTCGTAAGCATTGTGAGTCTTTGGACACTCACGAAAAAGAGGCGTTCAAACAATCAAGAGATGACGCAAAGTCTACGATTGAATCTTCATTTGCTACTTGTAAAGAAGTAGTAGAGAGAAGATTTCCATTGGAAGATGTTGCGACACTTCAAACACTACAAAGAAAGCATAACACTATCAATGCAGTAGGCACAGATAGTTGTTTCTTTTTTAAAGTAACTGACGCACCAAAAGTGTTAGACAGATACAATGATGAAGTTGATAAGTCTAAACATTTTTCGTTTGAATTAGACGGAAGTCTATCTGGCGATTATGGTCGTTATAGTGGTAGTAGCAATAATGGAAAAAACTTTGCATATGCTATGTATCGTGAAGAAATGAAAGCAGTAGGATTAAATCCAGATTGCAACATTGAATCAGATATACAAGCTGAAAGCAAAAGTTCTGACCAAAGATACTCAAGAACTACTAACCCTTATCTATCTCAATGCAGAAATGATAATCAACATTGGCTACAAGGTGGTCAAGGTGGTACTAATCATTTCCAATCGTGGAAAGATAAACACGCATTGCATATAATAGGTACTGGTGGTTGTCGTTCAAGAGCAATACCTTGCACAGACTTGGAGTTTCAAAAGTTTGAAATGATGATTCAAGCGAAGCAAGATGTTGTTACTAAACATACTCAATGGATACAAACTGTTGTAGCTAGAGTTAATAGATTTAAAGAAGTTATTAAATCTATGAGTAAGTTTTCACAAGTAGAAAACTTTGCTAATCACGAGCAAATACAATGGAAGATTGACCCAGAGATACTAGCTGATAAATTTGGTATGGACTTGGTTATATCTATTGATGACGCAGCCGAATCAATTATGAATATCGGCAAACCAAAACCTACAAGAGAAGAGAAGATACTTGCTTGGAAAAAAGCAAATGGTATCAGTCTTGCCTCTTAATACTAATTTGTCGGTGGTAAGTCTTTACTTAAATGGTTTGTACAATTAAATACCCTGCCGACAATGGTTAGGGGAGAAATCCCCTAGCCTTTCTTTAGGTGTATATTATTTATTAGTATGGTTGATAAAGATATAATTGTAAAGCCTTGTAAGTATAATGAGCATTATACGGGATAAGGTAGATGAATCTTCGGAGTATTTTTAGATGATACTTGTTGCAACAATAGTATGCACCTTAAGAAAGGGAAAATAATATGACATTTTATCACGGACTAGGTATGTTTATATATAATATGTTTGCCCTATTAATAGGTGTAATAATTATATATTATGTAATAGACAAGGTAGACAAAGAAAGAAAAAGAAAAGAGAAGTTAGAATATCTAAAAGGTAGGAAATGGAAACAAGATGATACAGAATGATATATATTAACCCCCCTGCAACGACAGGATACTATATCATAAAATATCAGAAAAAACAATGTGACACATTGACTTTAACAATAAAATAGTGTAAGGTAAAACATATGGAAGCGATAAAAGAAGAAAAGAAAAAAACACCAGAGCAGAGAATATGGCTTGGTATTATTCAACAAGCATTTGAAGATGCCTTTGAATTAGGTATGGGTCATAATCTATCTATGGCAGAGATACAACAAGCAAGGAATTGGTTCTATACCAAGAGTTGTTCTGACGCTTGTGACCACGCAGGTACAACCAGAGATCATATACAGAAGTTATATAATAAACTATCTGATAGATACAAGTGTGGACATATAACAAAAGATGAGTTAAGATTTGCAATAAGAAAATTAGAATGGAAGATATAAAAAAAATAATAAATAAAATAAATGTATGGTCATTGTATTACCGAACAGAGATTGTTTGGTTTATCGTTGGCTTTATTGTAGGGGTTATATTAATATGAAAATAAAAGATATAGAAAAGAAGATAGGCACACTATCTAATCCAAGTAAGATGCCCTCGTATGCGTGGGGTATATCTGCAAAGCATTGTAATGTAGGTAGTAAATTAGCAAAGATAAAAGGTACTATCTGTAATAAATGCTATGCACTTAAAGGTCATTATGCTTTTAAGAATGTATTTAATGCACACGAGATAAGACGAAAGGCGATAGAACTACCAGAGTGGGTAGATTATATGGCAGAATTATTGACCCTAAAGTACAAAAACCTAGATAAATCAAGGCTTTATCACAGGTGGTTTGACTCTGGAGATATACAATCTTACTCACATTTGATGAAGATATTTGAGGTATGTGAACTTACACCACATATTAGATACTGGTTAGCTACTAGAGAGTATTCGATAATAGATAAGATAAATGAGAAAGATGTACCAAAAAATTTATGTTTGCGTGTATCAGCAATAAAAGTAGATAGTCAGCCTCCTAGTTTTTGGAAGTGGACATCTGGTGTACACAAAGATAAAAAAGCAATAGGCAGAGAATGCCCTGCATACAAACAAGATGGTGAGTGTGGTAGTTGTCGTGCCTGTTGGAGTCGTAAAGTTAAAC